ACCTGCCCGCCGAGACGCTGGTCGAGCGGTTCACCTTCTCGGAGATCCGCGAGATGGCCGAGCAGGCAGACGAGGCGTCGGCGACCCAGTTCTCGTCCGAAGAGGGCGACGTTGACGGCACCGAGGCCGACGAGGCCGACGAGCCCGAGACGAAGTTCTCGGACAAGCCCGAGCAGGCGACCGTCGGTGGCGACCAGAGCCCCGCTCGCTCGCAGGCGCGTGCTGACCTGTCCGCCATGTTCGGCGGCTACGACGACTAACTCCGGTTCCGGTTTCGGTATCCTACTTTCCAACTTCTATCATGGTTTCTGCCAAGGTTGCTACTTCCGCTGAACAGCCCATCAACCGCGTCGCTCAGATGTCCGGCTATGCCGGTGCTGAGGGCGACCTGGTTGGGATCGACCCCGCGACCGGCGATATGGTTCTGGCCGACGCTGCTGTCGGTACGGCCATCCCCGCCGTCGGTGTCGCGCTGAACTTCGTCCGCGACCCCGCTGACTGGGCGTCGTACCCCGAGCCCGTCCAGGCGACTGCCGACGAGCAGTATTCGCGCCTCGGCGAGCACAAGGTCACGGCGGCCGACCACGGCATCATCGTCGAGAACGTCGACGAGGACTGGGGCTTCACCCCCGGTGGCAAGGTCTACCTCGGCGAAGGTGGCGGCTACACGCAGACCGCCCCGTCCGACACGGGCGATCTGGTCCAGGTTGTCGGCGTTGCTGTCGACGACGGCGAGGCTGTCTACGTCCGCGTGGACTTCGACCACGAGGTGTCCGCCTGATCGGCGTCGGCGTATCGGATTCTAAACAACTTCTCTCTAACATATAATGGCATACGACGGCAAGACCCGCGAGCTCAAGACGCGCGACGACATCCCGCTGCGCGACCTTCTCGACTACTCCTACGAGCTCTTCGACGCGTACAACACGGAGCCGCCGCGGAACTTCTTCTCGCGGTTCATCCGACCGGTCGGTTCTCGAACGTTCCTCCAGCGCATCCCCAAGGAGCTTCGCTTCCGTGAGTCGGGCGAACTCGAGCCGGCCCGCATGGGGATCGAGGATGGTGAGGTCAAGCAGAAGACCTTCGCGATCAAGACCTACTCCCGGTCGCTCGGCTTCTCGCGTGAGTTCATCGAGGACAACCCCAGCGAAATGCTCCGCGAGGACATCCAGGCGCTCGTCGAGGGCGCGGAGCTCACCAAGTGGGACCAGATGTTCGACCTGTGGAAGACCGCGGTTGCGGACGGCTCGCAGCTCTGGTTCACCCCGCAGGACTACGGTGCCTACTCGTTCACGGACACGCACAACCACACCTTCGCCGACACCGCGACGCTCTTCGGAGACGCGTCGGCCCACAAGGCGTCTGACCACATCCGCAAGGCCAACACGGAGCTTCGCCACCACGGCCTTCGCCCCGACGTGGCGATCATGTCCCACGGCCGCGCCGAGCTCTTCGGCGAGGAATACCGCGACAAGATCGGCTACGAGATCCCCGAGGCGGAGTCGCTTCGCAGCACCGCGCTGCCGGAGCAGGCGCTCGTCATCGACGGCACGCGTATCGTCCAGACCTCGTGGCTGTCGGACAGCGACCCGATCTACGTGTGGGCCTCGAACGCCCGCCCGATCGTCACGCACACCGTTCGCCCGCTCGAGCTCACCGACAACACCGGCGCTCCCGTCGGTGGCGCTGGTGGCTCCCGCGGCGACCCCTCGGCGCTGCTCGGCGCGTACGGCTCGATGCGCCACGGCATGATGGTGGTCGACCCGCTGGCTGGCGTCAAGTTCACGCCGGACAACATCGCGTAAAGCCTCATGGCCGGCGACATCACTTCGCTGGTCGAAGAAGTTCGCTCGCTGACCGAGTACGACGAGTCTGTCTTCTCCCCGACGGAGTTGACGGAGTTAGTCGAGCTCGCACAGCAGGAGATTCAGGCCGACGTCGACGACCCAAACCTGGAGTTCTTCGCGGACGGGAACCATGCCGCCGAGCGCGCGCTCTTCTGGCTGACGTGCATCTTCGCCAAGGTCCGGGCCGGCGAGATCGAGGCCCCGAACGTCTCTATCTCGTCGCTCCGGATTCGCCAGGCCAGCGTAACCGAGCGGCACGGCCTCTGGTTTGCGCGGTTCGAGAAGAATCTGTCAAAGATTGTTCCCTCCGGGGCTGAAGCAACCTCGTTCCCGATGGGCATTGCGAGCATCCAGCGGGCTGACGAACGGACCTACGGCTACGGCGATCGTAGCTCTTCGACCGGCGGCGACGGCTTGCTCTAATCATGTCTGTTCTCTCCACGCGTCGACGGCTGCTGATCGCCACGATTCGGCGACATGGTAGAGCCGCAGACATCACCCGGCCGACGGACGGTGCGGTCGACAACTTTGGCCGACCGAGTGTCGTCGAGACGGACGTCGCAACGGAGTGGGTCTACCCGATCTTCTCGGAGGCCCGCGACCGCGACTCACTCGTCCTCGGTGCCGGGCTGTCGTTCACGGAGAATCCGCGCGTGTTGTTCCGCTACGATACCGCCGCGCGGGAAGGCGACCGGCTTGCCTTCGACGGGAAGAGCTACGCGATCGAGACGATGATCCGCTTCGACTCGCACTACGAGGCCGAGACGGTCCTGCTCGACGACGGCGATCTGAACGAGGGCCGGTAATGCGCGTGAACGTCGGCGTCGATGATAATGGCGTCTTCGACAGCATCGAGCGAGAGGTGCTACGTGGCGCTCGCCGCGGGCTGAAGAAGACGGCCGACGGCTCGGTCGAGGCTGCCCAGGACCACCTCGAACGCCGGGGTGCGATCTGGACGTGGCAGACCTACGAGGGCTTCCGCGTCGTCCCCACTTCGGACGGCTATATCGTCCGGAATAGCGCGCCGCACGCGGATTACGTCGACAAGGGCGTGTCCGGGATCTACGTCAAGCGCGACACCCCGTATGCGTTTACGGACCGCGGCCCGCCGCTCGAAAAGCTACTGCCGTGGTTCCTGGCGAAGCTCGGCTAACCAACAACCACTTTTTGTCATGGACCTCTCTGAAATGCGGCACCTCTACGGCGATCGCGTCGTCGACGACCTACTGGATCTCCAGCGGTCGATCTACGAGCGTGGGCTTCGGCCAGTCGACTTTTCGGGGGCGGCCCGGCGACACGCCGAAGCGACCGCCTCGAAGCGAGTTGCTGCTGAAATCTCCGCGAGGCTCGGGCGGCTATGAAGCACCACGAGGTTCTTCAGCGGGCGCGGGAGTTCTTGTCCGCATCGAGCGACGCCCGGCTCACCGGTGTTGGGATCTACACCGTCTTCGACCCCGACCGCACCCGGCAACCCCGACCCTACGTAAAGTTCCGGCTCAACTCCATCCGCGACCAGAGCGGGAACGGGGCGAACCCGCGGGCCGGCTTCACCGAAGACGGAAGTGGCGACAAGACGGGCTGGGAACTGCACGTCTATCACGACGCCTCGCTCGTCTGTACGGTCGCCGCAGACACCGCACAGGAACGTGTCGACATCCTCGGGGCGGTCTTCGACGCGTTCGTTCCAACCGAGAACCGCCCCGAATTGTTCCACGCTGACACAGCCGAGTGGCGCGTCGGTGAGCCCCGGTGGGGCGACCGTGACGTGCTCGAGGACTTGGCTCCCCAGGACGGGTACAGCGGCCGTCTGACCGCCCGGTTCAACTATCTGACCCGAGGCTACGACACCGCTGATCCGCTCACGTCGATCCAGTCCGACGTGGAAACGCTGTAAACTATCAATCTTCTCATGGTTACAATCGGCAACTCCGATCTTCCCGGGACGACCATCACGGTCGACTCGGCGAGCTCTACCGGCGCGAACGTCTCTGCGAACGCAGAGGTTGGGATCGTCGGCCCGGCAAACCTCACGAACGGGTCTGCCGTCGCGAACCAGGTCTACGCCGTCACGACGCCGCCCCGTGCCCGGGCGCTCTTCGGGACCGGCTCGCTACTGGCCGAGACTGTCGTCGATGCACTCGTCGACGGGGCGTATCCGGTCTATGCCGTCGCGGCGACCGAGACGGGCGTCGCGAACGAGGATCTGTCCGCACTCGGCCAGACCACCGGCACGCTGGCGAACTTCCCGGCGTCGGAGAACGCGGGTGAGGTGACGTTCACGGTCGACGGGACGACCAAGACCACCAAGCTCGTCTACGACGACCCGGCGACGTTCACGCCCGGCACCGACGAGGCGCTGCTGAACGCGACGACCGGCGAGTTCAACCTGGACGCGACCCCCTCGGCCAGCGCCGACGTGGATTACGTCTACTACTCGTTCAACGCCGCGATCGACGCGCTGATCGCTGACCGGCGGGAGTCGCTGGACGTTCTCGGGATCGCCACGGAAGACCCGACGACCGTCGACTACGCCCACCAGCAGGTCAAGCTCGAGGAGGGCCAGAAGAACCTGATGATGGTCGTCGCCGGGGCGGACATCTACCTCGACACGTCGGCGTACACCACGCCGTTCGACTCCTCGCGGATGCAGATGCTCTACCCGACGCGGATGGCCGACGGCGAGTCGGTTGTCGGCGGCATGGTCGGGCTCCGGGCGCGGC